GTTATCAAATGTGATGATGATTTTTTCTTTAGGGGCAATATCATTGCTACCATCTCCTAGTAAATCAACCCAGCTTGTAAAATCATTATCATTAGCAATACAAATAAATAATTGCTTTTTACTTTCTACAACCGCCCAAATTTCTCCTACTTTAGCTTGTGTATTGTAGTTAGGTGGAGTTTTTGATATTTTTATGTTTGTATTTTGGAAATTTTGATCTTGTAAAATTTCCTCAATGAGACTTTTAAGCTCCTCTTTATTAACAAGCTCTTCTTTAAAAAGCTTTAGTTTTTTATCTATAAGCTCATTAACTTTTTGAGCATTAAGCTTATCACTAACTATAGGTTCACTTGGCTCTTTTGAGCCTTGATTAATATCTGGAATAAAAGAAATTCCATAATCTTTCATTTTAACTCCTTTTTTATTGATTTAAATATGCACTTTATTACATGATAAAGATTGCATGAGTGATAAAATACAAAGATTTTAAACTTTGAACATCCAAGAAAAGCCATTGCCTCTTTTAATGCTAAATCAGCTATTTTATAGTCGCTCCTAGAGTTTGCTTTTTCACATAAAAAATCATGCACCACGCAAGCACTAAAATACTCGCTTTTAAATGGCGGAAACAAAGACCAAAAAAAGTGCGGAATACTTGCACCATCTGTTTTAAAGCCTTTTGGAACAATGCCTTTGTAATTTGGCAAAGAAAACTCATAATTTTCTACAACTTCAAATTTATCTTTATCGTATGGCTTTACGCATACTCTTTTTAATTCTGTTTTAGTCATTTTTCACTTTCCCAAACAATTAAATCAAGTTCTTCTTTACTTTGTGCATTTCTAGCTTTTTCTTTTAAAGCACTTGCTTTAAAAATAGTCTCTTGTACAAAATAAGCCATGCTACTCGCAAAGATTTTAAATTCGTCCACGCTAAAATTTGTAATTGTATTGTCAAGAGCTATCCATTCTATGTGAGAAACCAAGTTAGGGTTAACAAGAGCGTTAGTTACCGCCCCATTTATTCTTAGTTGATCTTCATTAGAACTTTGGTATATTTTTTCTTGAAATAAAAATCCACCATTTAAAACACTTTCTTTTTTTGTATTTATTTCGTTGATTTTTAATTCTTTTGCTTCATTTAAAAGTTCCTCTTTGGTTTTTGGCGGATTAACTAAACTATTAAACTCTTCTTCGCTAAGTAGAATTAATCCTTCTTTTATTTGTTCGTCTTTTGTATTATCTTCGTAAGCATAAATTTGATTGTTATTATTTTTGTCTATAAAATATTTCATACATGACTCCTATTAAGATTTAAAAGACGTGCTTTTACCGACACATTTGTTGGGTGAGCTATAGTATAAATTGAGTAAATATCATTAGGTTTTAATATTAATGTAATTTGAGAATTTGGTGCAAGTGTAGTAATTTTTTTATTGTTTACAAACACATCTACAACTCCTATCGCACGCAATAGCATAGCATATATAGTAACAGGAATTGTAAGCCCTGTTGTATTTGTATAATTGACTCTGCTTCTCATATCATGAGTCTTAATTAAAGGATCTCCATCAAGATAAACACCAAAACCTATTAATGATAATAATTCTATATTATTCAATAAAACTAGACTAGGAATTTGTTCTTTTAAAGCATCCACCAATTGTTTTGCTACGCCTATGTTTTCTTTTTTATTGATTAAAGCTATTAATTCATCTCTTAATTGTGCATCTAAAGAAGCGGCGGTTCCTGTATTTTCCTTTTTATTGATGAGTTTTGTTAATTCTGTTTTTAAAGCTTTATCCAAATTAGCTGCTACACCCTTGTCTTCCTTGGTGTTAATCAAAGCTTTTAATTCTTCTTTCAAGGTTTCAATTTTGAGTTCAAGCTCAATTTTAATAGCATCCACATAATCTCTACTTGCCATAATCACACTAGGATCTAGCTTTAAGATTACTTCTTCTGCATTAGAAAGCTCCATAACTATTTTAATCATAAGTTCTTTAGCGCTGCCTTCTTTTAGGATGGGCTTGTAAGTACGCGGTAAATTTCCTATTGCAAGCAAATCTCCTACTTCATCATAAATGCCTATGGTATTGATTTCAAAACCACCAATATCACTTGGCACATAACACATTAAATTAATATAGTTTGGATTGTTTTCATCTACGCTCTTGCTATTTATGTTAGCCTCATAGACAATTTCTTCCAAGCTTTGCATTTCTTCACTAGGTAAGATAACTTTTGAGCTCAATTTAAAACTTTGTAAATTGATACCATTTCCACTAGCACGAGCTGCAATAAATTTAGCAATACCAATTTTAGTTAATATGGTATAGTATTCACTTTTTGACATCAATACACTCCTTTAAAATCAATATTAGTTTTTGATATTTCACATACAAAGATCGTGTTTGCATTTTTGGTACTTCTAATTTCATTTTCTAAAAAAGTGGTTTGAAAAGGTAAGATTTCTATAACTTCCCCGCTAATCTCTACGCTAGCATTAAAGCTATCATTTTTACTTTCAATCTCTATTTCAATAGCTTCTAAAACACTTCTGACATTTTTAAAATCATAAATTAATCTCTCTAAGATATTAAGCGTTCTTTCATCGAAACTAACATTAGTTGTACTTACTTTAACTTTGAAAAAATAAGGCTTTCCGCTATACTCAAACCATTCTTTAACTACTGCCGTTGGAAATACAGCTTTTAAGGCTTCTTTAATTGCCCAAGCAGTGCCATTGTATCTGTCTAAAAGCAAGGCTTTAGATATAAGCTTCCTAGCTTCTTTTTCTTCCAAACCATCAATGCTTACATCATAAGCATTGGCTAAAATTGGCAATAATCTTTCATCGCAATAAAGAGCTAGATTTGTGATACTAGATAAATTTAAATCCTCAAATCTAGTCTTGGCACTTAAGTCGATAGCCTTGCTTTGTTTTGGATGGTGATTTAAAATTAAGCTATTCATTTTGACCTTCTTTCATCACACGAACAAGTTCGTTCCAAAGAAGCAAAACTAAAGACTTCCTGCCCTATTGCTACACAACGCACCTTCATTATAATACTGCCTTTTCATAGTTAAGCAAAAAGCTAAGAGTTGCAAACTCATCATCAGCTATTAATATATTTTCTAAAGGCAAGTCTTTTAATTCTTGCTCTTCTTCATTTATGATTTTTTCTTTAATACTTAAAATTTCGCTTTTATAAACTCCATCCTGATGAAGACATTTATAAATAAACCCTAGTGCCAAATCCACGCTTAAATCAAAATCTTTTTGTAAAGCATTGATTTTTTCACTAATTTCATTAGCACGACTTAACTCTAAAAGCAAAAGTTTAGCTTCTATAATAAACTCTCTTTTTTTGGCTAATTCTACATTTACTTCATCAGTTAAAGGTCTAACTTCATCTGCACTTAAATACTCTTTAACCACATCAACACTTTCTTCATCTTCACTTTTAATAATAACTCTAACTTTCCCAGCTCCATTATTTAAGGCTTTTATGGAGGCAACTTTAGCACTTGCACTTAAGGCGTGATAAATATAGCCTTTTTCACTTCCTGCAGTTGAAAAACGATGAACGCTCATTACAGCTCTTTCTCTTAAACTTTCATCGCTTTCTTCACTCGCTCCGCCTCTGAAAAATTCTAGTTGTTTAATCTTAGCTACAAAAGGCAGTGGAGTTTGTAAAAACTCGGTTTTTCTTTCTTTACTTTCTATAAATTCATCAAGCTCTAAAACACCACTGGCTTTATTCTCTCCTTTTTTAATCACCACCTCTTCTTTTAAGGTAGCAATATCTGCCTTTTCATTTGAAAAAATTGCACCTTTTGGAATGATTACATCATAGGTTAATAAAGAATTTAATTCAAACTCTACTTTGGCACTAGGTTTAATCCCTTTTAATCTTTCTATTAAATACCCATTAGCTACTACATTATCTAAATCACTTCCACTAGCATAATGAAGATAGGTTGCTTTTATGCTCTCATTAATTCTTGCTCTAATTATCATTTCCCTATAAGCAAGAGCCTCTAATACAGCTTTAAAGGGATCAGATTCTAAAAGTTCTACATCTTCTTTTAAAAAGCTTTTAAAAAGCTCTTCAAGATCCTTTAAAATCTTTTCAAAATCAAGCTCTTCTATGATTTTTGGATAAGGAATATCTTTTAAAAAGCTTTGTTTGAAATAGCTATCATTAGCACTTAAAAGCTCACTCATTTGCTAAGCTCCATGGTTAAATCTTGATGATTTTCAAAAAGCAAGGTAATACTTAATTTATTATCCTTGCACTCATTAAGTCTTACACCTTTTAGCTTTACTCTTTTTTCCCATTTAGAAATAGCCTCCGCTACATATCTAGTCAGTTTGATTTTAAAATCATCATCGATTTTTCTATCTATGAGTGTATAAAGCAAAGAACCATACTCGGGTCTCATTACTCTTGAACCCAAAGGGGTGATTAAAATATCTTTGATGCTTTCTTCAACACTTACCATATAACTCATTCTATGCTCCACTTGCCACCATCTGTCATGTCAATTGCTTTGGCATTTTCTTTAATTTCTTCTACAATAGCTCCAGCTAAAGCTCTTAAAAATGGCATAGAATATCTTCTATATCCTCTGCCATCATCTTCATCTTCTACTCTTAAATAGCCTTGGACTTGTAAATGTTCTTCCATTTTATAAACCAAAGAGTCTTGCGAAATTGCCATTAGATTTTACTCCTTGTATTGCTTGAGCCATGTGGATGTGGACTTCCTGTAAAAGCACAAATACATTCAGTAGTTACCACGCCTTTGCCGCTAAATCCTAAATCAATACTAGGACTATCAACTAAAACTTTATCTGCTTTAATATTTGCATTAATGCAAACAATATTTATATCTTTAGTTACATCAAGTTTTAAAGTACTTGTTTTAGAGTTGTATTCTAAATGCGTTCCATCTTCAAAATCTATATTAAAAGTATTTTCATCTGTGTTTTTTGCTCTATGTTTTTCTTGGTAAAGACCACGCAAAAT